TGCTGGTGGAGGTGGTGGCGGTGAAGGTAAAGATTTAGACTATCGGCAGGGCGGCGGCGGCGGTGCTGGTGGGTATTTAACAAGCACTTTTTCTGCTCTCGTTGGAGATTACACCATAACTGTTGGAGCAGGGGGAGGCCAGCATACCAATGGTTCAAGTTCTTCCATAATAAAAGCATCCGATTCCTCTAACATAGCAACATCAGTAGGTGGTGGTAGAACAACTAATGTTGGTGGATCAGGCGGCGGCGCTCAAGCCAGAGGCGAAGGTACAACTGTGGACAGTGCGGGTGCGGGTACTTCGGGTCAAGGTAACAGCGGGGGTGGTGGGTCAGTAAGCTCCACCACGGTTGCGGCGGCAGGAGGCGGCGGCGGTTCATCCGCTGTTGGAGGCGATGGCAGTGGAAACACAGGTGGTGCAGGTGGTGCTGGAACATCTTCATCAATTACAGGGTCAGCAGTTACACGTGCTGGCGGTGGCGGTGGAGGCGGCACAACGACAGGTGGTGCAGGTGCTGCTGGCGGCGGTAATGGCGGTAGTAATGGGAATGGTTCTGCGGGAGCTGTCAATAGTGGCTCTGGCGGCGGTGGCGCTGGCGGCAACCGTAATTTGGGATTTAACGGCGGTTCAGGCATCGTCATTATTCGCTACCAGACATAAAGGAAACTATAAATGGCACATTTTGCAAAAATAGAAGGTGGAATTGTCACGGAAGTTATTGTTGCGGAGCAAGATTTTATTGATACCCAATCAGGCACTTGGGTTCAAACATCATACAATACACACGGTGGTCAGCATACGCTAGGCAACACACCACTGCGTAAAAACTATGCTGGGATTGGTATGGTATATGACAGCACAGGTGATGCTTTCTATAGCCCACAGCCTTACCCAAGTTGGACACTAAACGAAACTACATGCTTATGGGAGCCGCCTGTTGCGTATCCTAACGATGGCAAAGATTACACTTGGAATGAAGACACAACAAGTTGGGTTGAAGTAGATTAATAATAAGGAAACAGAATGTCAGGATATATAGGCGCAATACCTACCCCACAGGCTACACAAAGTCGGGACGTATATACAGCCACATCAAATCAAACTACATTTACTACCCAAGGGTATACGCCGGGTTTTGTGTCTGTATATCTTAACGGGGTACACTTAGCAAGGGCAGACTTTACAGCTACCAATGGGTCAGACGTAGTATTAGCTTCTGGTGCTACAGTAAATGATACAGTAGAGATTGTTTCTTTTGGTACATTCCAATCAGCAGATGCATTACCCTTAACTGGTGGTACTGTAACAGGTACAGTAAATTTCCCAGATGGAAGTATTAGTATATCAGATTTAGATATTGATGGCGGTACTGATATTGGAGCTGCATTAGTAGACGCAGACCTTATGATTGTTGATGATGGCGCAGGTGGAACAAATAGAAAAGCCACTATGTCACGATTAGCAACCTACATGGGTACTAAAGGTCTTGGCCCTTCGTATACTAGAGGTACTACTGCACCTAGTTCTCCTAATGCTGGGGATTGGTGGTTAAATACTAACAGTAATCAACCTTCTACATTTATATATGACGGCACATTAGGTTGGATTCAAAGTGATGGAACTGCATTAGGATTATCATCTTATTTAGCAGGTAATTCATTTAGTCTTATATGTACTGGTAGTAGTGTAGGTAGAATGGACGTTGTTAGGTTTGAAGGTGTATTGCCACAACAAATAAATCAAGCTGCTACGTATACAGATAATACGGGTCATCCTATAGCTTTGAGTAATACGGTAAGAGCAATAATAAGAGTTCACGATACTAGTGCAACAAATGCTTTAGAATTTGTTGCTTTTGCTAATTTAGGCAAGGCAACAACTTTTGGTAATACCAACACTACACCTGACGATAAAGCTGGAGGTATTAGTCACGCAACAAGAGGTATTATTGCAGGGGGTGAAGCCTATGTAAATCATATGGAATACATTACAATTGGCACAGAAGGAAACGGTACAGACTTTGGTGATTTAACAGTTGCAAGAGGAAATTTATCTCATGCATGTGTAGCAAGTACAACAAGAGGCATTATTATGGGCGGTAATACTGGGTCTGCTAGTAACGTAATGGATTATGTAACTATTGCAAACACTGGTAATGCTACAGACTTTGGTAATTTAACAGAGTCTAAAAGTGATGTTTATTCTGCACATAGCACAACAAGAGGCCTCAGAATAGGTGGGTCTTCTGATACTAATGTAATAGATTATATAACAATGGGTAGTACTGGTAATGCTACAGATTTTGGGGATTTAACGACAGCCAGTAATAGTGATATTATGTACGTTGTTCATAATGGCACATATGCTTGGACAACTCAATATGTTGGTAGTGTTCCAAAAACAAAAATTACAATGGCAACAGCAGGAAATGCTGTTGAAATTACTGATGGTTCTGGTCCTTTTGGTGTTCAAACGTCAATTCAAGCTGCCAGCACCACTTCTGTTGCTAAAGGCTGGATTGCTGCAACTGGTTAATTGACATTTAAAGTATAATATGATATGGTTATATTTTAAATAAAAGGAACAAAAAATGAAAGACTTAATAACTACAAACAATGACATATTTTTACCACAGACTCTAGCTACTCCTAATTTAAATGTGGCAGCAGTTTCCAAAGTAAAAGAATGTCTTCCTGCTATGACTGCACAAGCTAAAACTTTTGGTAGCTCAAATAGCCAATCTATGCTAACTAACATGACTTTAACAATGATGAATGGTCATAGCCCTATGCGTATGTTACGTCAAGTATTAGCTGAAACAGAATCTCGTAGAAAAAATTTAGTTGGTGTACAAGTTTTACATGCTGAAGCAGTAGAAGAAGTAGAAAAACTATCCTCTATTATTAATCGTTCTAATTTAGAAGAAGCAAAATATCGTCAAGCAGTTATTAAATTAGAAGATATGGAAACGTCAATTAATGGTGCATTTAGGGATGTTGCTGTAATGATTGATGCTTATGAAAACCTAAAAGAAAAACATGGCATTGATGAGTGGGATGAAGCTATGTTTGAAAAAGAAGAAAATCGTCATCATATACGTAGAGGATTTGAATTACTTTATAGAAACATTATTCAAATGGGTAGAGCAACAGAAACTCCTATTGAATATCTTATGCAGTATGGGGTACACGTACAACAAGCTGAAGCAGAAGTAAGAGGTTATGTACAATATACTAATGAACGTATTGCCAATGGTGAACTTCTTTCTTCTAATGATTGTGAAGACTTCTTAGACCAAATGGCAGATAAATATCTGTACTGTGTTGATGAAGTGAATAAAAAATTATTTGGTAAAGCTGAAGTTAGTAATAAAGATTACATGAGATTATTGGAGGCGGCAGAATGATCCTAGAATATAAAATGGTTAAGACACATGAAGGTATGCAAGTACCTCCTTGGGTTGAAGACGGGGGTTACTATGGCAAGCCTGACTTTTCGTTTGTAGGTTGGTCACCTGATGATGATGTTCGTGAGTACTACATTCCAGATACTGTAACTGTACTTACTAATGAGCAATTTATTGCTAGAGTGGTATCTTTAAAAGATAGTGACACTACAGAAGAACAAGCTACAGCCCAAGCTAATGCTTGGATTACGGCTAGAAGCTAATGGATATTAACTGGACATTAGTAACAATAGCAGGAGCATTACTAGCACAGGGTGCTGCTGTAGTTTGGGCAGTGTCCAGCATGGTATCAGACATACAGTATAACAGGGCTGAGATAGCTGATGTAGAAAACAGCACAGCAAGACTAGCTGATGATATACATGAGAATGACGTAATGATTGCACGTATTGATGCAAATGTAGAAGCAATCAAGGATGCATTAAATGTGGTTACAACTAATCACGCAAAGAGATAATTAAATGATAGACCCCGTTACAGCTTTTGCTGCAGCTAATGCAGCCTTCAAAGGGGTCAAGATGCTAGTAGGTGCTGGTAGAGAGATACAAGATGTATCACAGCAACTAGGTAAGTGGTACGGTGCAGTAGCTGATATTACTAGGGCTGAGTCCCAACGTAAAAACCCTACATGGTTAGACAAGCAGACACACGGTACTGAGAATATAGAACAAGAAGCAATGGACATTATTGTTCGTAAGAAAACATTGCTTGAGAAAGAAAAAGAAATAAAGTTTATGTTAGACTACAGGTTTGGTCTTGGCACATATGATGAAATGTTAGGTATGCGTAGGAAGATACGTAAAGAACGAGAAGAGACTGTATATAAGGCTATGGAAGCTAAACGACAAATACAGAATAACTTAGCCATAGCCACTCTTTCGTTTCTAATCATTGGTGTATTAGGTGGGGGCATATATTTAATATCACTAGGAATTAGTTGAAATGATTAATCTTGTTGTGTTACCCCTTGTGTTAGCAGGGCTGTTAAGTCACCCTGAGTTTGTACAGTGTCACCTAGCAAAAAGAGTTAAAATACAGGGAGAAAAGGTTTGCATTTACCGTGGACCTAATGGTACAATAGGATATCATTACCCTATGTTTAAGTTTAGTGAATGCCCTAAGACATACATGTGTAGATACACACCTAATGCTAAGAAGAGAGTATCAGTTCAAGATATACTTGACGGATTAAAGGACGGATTTTAATAATGAAATTTGCAGGTTTTACCCCAGAGCAGAAGCATAAAGTGGTTCAAACTATGGGCTACAAAGGTAAAGTAGATAATACGGAAATGGACAAGTTTATTAAGTCCACTCCGGGAAATTCTAGTGCTTATGATATGGCTATGCAAGCAGCGGAGAATGCAGTGGGCGGAATTAAAAAGATGGCAGAAGGTGGAACTGTTACTACGGCAACTACTACTGCTGATGAAGATGCTAACACAGCTAAAACACCAGAAGAGTTAGCTGAAGAAGAGAAAAAAGCAAACGAAGAGAAGAATAAAGCTATTAGTGATATGTCATACAAGTCTGTAAGTGATCCAAAGAGTATGGCTAGTACTGTTACCCCTGTTAAGATGACAGAAGACCCTAATCAAATTTTAAGTTCTACTTCAGGTCAATTAGATGACGTAACAACTCAGGCTACAGCTACAGGTGTAACTGCTTCTCAAGCTACTCCTCCTGCTGAACTAACACCAGAAACAATATCTGCATCAGCAGTAGCAGATAAAACACAGGATGAGTTAGACAAAGTAACAGCAGCACAAGGTACTGTATCTGATAAAGCTCAAGTTACTGCTGCTAAAGGTGATCCAACTAAGATGACTGCCTTAGGTACTGAGGATATTGTTCAAATTACTGACCCTACTCAGATAGTTCCTCCTCCTGCTCGTAAGGTAGAAGAAGGTGAGATGATTAGTGGTTCTGCTGTGGACATGGCTGCAGTAAAAGAAGCAACTGACATTCAAGCTGCTACTGCTGACCCAAGTAAGAAAGCTACAGTACAGGGACAACTTGAAGGTTTAATGCAAGACTTTGAGGGTGGTGCTACACCTCCTTGGGCTGCAGGAGCCATGAGAGCCGCTACAGCAGCTATGGCTGCACGTGGCTTAGGGTCTAGTAGTATGGCTGGACAAGCTATCATACAGGCCACTATGGAGGCTGCACTGCCTATAGCACAACAAGATGCTTCTACTGTTGCATCCTTTGAGGCACAGAACTTAAGTAACCGTCAACAGACTGCCTTGTTTGCTGCACAACAACGTGCTGACTTTCTTAAGTTAGACTTTAACCAAGAGTTCCAAGCACGTGTAACTAATGCTGCTAAGATTAGTGACATTGCTAACATGAACTTTACTGCTGACCAGCAGATAGCTTTAGAAAATGCACGGTTGACACAGACTGCAAATCTTGCTAATATGTCAGCAGTAAACGCTAAGGTTATGGCTGATGCTGCTGCTATGAGTCAAATGGATTTAACTAACCTATCTAATGAGCAACAAGCTGCTGTACAGAACGCTCAAAACTTCTTGCAAATGGATATGGCTAACTTAAATAATACACAGCAAACCTCTATGTTTAAAGCTCAAGCTATACAACAGGCACTGCTTACTGATGTTGCTGCTGAGAATGCTTCTAAACAATTTAATGCAACAAGCAAGAATCAAACCAATCAATTTATGGCAAGTCTTAACTCACAAGTCTCGCAGTTTAACACAACACAGACTAACGCTATGAATCAATTTAATGCTGGTGAGACTAATGCAATCTCTAAATTTAACGCTGAGATGAAAAACCAACGAGACCAGTTTAATGCTACTAATACTCTTGTCGTGGCTCAGGCTAATGCACAGTGGAGGCAGAATATTTCTACTCTTAATACTGCTGCTGAGAATGAAGCTAACATGGCTAATGCTAAGTTTGAAAATGGACTTACAGAAAATGCTATTAATCAAATCTGGCAACGTGAAAGAGATATGATGGCCTATGCTTTTACTGCAGGGGAAAGTCTTGCAGAAAGAAATCTCAAGATAGTAGTAGCAGATAAAGACTTAAGCAGTGTACGTACACAAATAGATGCACAAGAAGATGCTGCTAAGTCTGAATTTATGTATAGATTTCTATTCTCATAAGGAAAAATAAATGTCATACTCTAAAGATGCATATGAAAATGCTGTAACAAATGCAGCATCAGAAGCTCTAAACCTTGCTAAATCTGTGGGTACAATTAAAGGTGGACCTGCAATTTACAAGTCAAGAACTGATGGCTCTTTAAAAAGTAAACCAGAAGTAGGCAGCTTAATGAGTCGCCCTACTTATTTGCAAGAACGTCAAAGTAATTTTAAAGAAAGTATGATGAGCTATCTAGTAGCAGAAAATAAAGCTTTGGCTGATCAGGCAAGTGTTTATGGCGATAGGATGTTAAAAGAAGATGAGCTTTTAAGGCGCTTTGGTGTTAACTTAGAACCCGGCCCTAAAGACTCATCTACACGTGGTTCTGAAGAAGTTTCTGGTACTGTTGCTAAAATAGTAAATGCAATTAGTATGGCTGAGAGCAGTGGTGGTAAAAATACAAACCATCCTCTTGTTAAAAAGGGTATGTACAAAGGTCAAAGAGCTATTGGTGAATATGCTATTATGCCCGGAAATGTATCACAATGGACAAAACAAGCTCTCGGTTATGAAATGTCAGTAGAGGACTTTAAAGATAATCCTGACGCACAAGCTTATGTTACAGAATATAAAATAAATGAATATTACAACAAGTACGGTACAGTTGAAGACGCTGCATCTGTTTGGTTTACAGGAAAACCTGTAAGAGAAGCTGGTAATGTTAGTGATGGATACACAACTGCACCTGAGTACTTACAAAAATTTATGGGTTTCTATAAAGGAAGATAAAAAATATGATGTACGATAGACCAATTCCGGGACAGTCTCTTACTACTGAACCTAAGAACGCTCCTTATGAAAATCCACCTGAGATTACTAATGTGGATGAAGCAATCATGCACCACATAGATCACTTAAATAATGAAGAAGCTGCTGAAGATATACTAGACTTTATTGAGGCAGGAGTAGATGTTAAAACACTGACAGAGGCTGTGATGCGTAGTGCTGTTATGCAGGGTATCCATAGCATAGATATTAGCTTAAGCATAGGTCCAGTCTTACATGAGTTTATACGTGGTATTCCTTTAGCTGCTGGTATTGATTTTGAGGAAGGCTTTGAAGATAAAGAAGCTAAGAAGGTAAAAACTTACTCTCGTCAAATGTCTTCTGCAAAGAAAATACTAGACAGGTTAGGCGTAGATGATGCTCCTATAAAAGAAGATAAAGAACCAGTGGTAGAAGATAAACCTTCTGGTTTGATGGCAAGGAGAGCTTAAATGGCTATAAGTTTTGTAGGTCTACTAGAGGGCCAAAAAGGTCTAGCGGCGGAACAAGCTGCTGCTGCTAAGGCACAAGAAGATAAAGAGTGGCGGCAACTTATTCGTCAAGATAGTGTTGATGCTAAAGAACAGGCTCAAGCTAATTTTCTTCGTGGCATTAAAGACAAAAGATTTACTGCTTTAGCAGCCGCTGGTACAAAATACTTTAATGATCGTAAGCCTACTCAAGCTATGGTACAGGATTTATCTTTTCTTAAAGAATTAGTAGGAGAAGTAGAAAGTGGCAATGACTGGTTAGACAGTCTGGGAAGTAACCCTGCTCTAATAGCAAAGGCTGCTGATGCTGTAAGAAAAGCACAAGAAAAGAATGGCTTTGTTGTTACTGGTGAAGACTTAGTAGCTAACTTTAAAATTATTGGTGCAAGTAATAATCCAGATGCTGCATTGCAAGAGTTTGCTAACAGGGGTGATTTATATAGTCAGTTTGCTGAAGGTGATATTCAAGACGATGATTTTTACTTTGACTTTCTTGCAAGGGCTTCTGCACCTGTTGCTGCTCCTACTACCACGTATAAAATTATTGACCCAAAGAAACTGGGTATGAATCAAGCTTCTCCTGAAGACTATGCAAGACAACAAACTATTTGGGATAACAGAGTAGATCAAATTCTTGAAGATAGACTTACAATTTTAATGCAGACTCCTAATGAAAATTTAAACGATCCATTTTCTGAAACTCAAACTATAAATCAGAGGATAGATGAATTAAAACAAGCAAGACAATTTGCAAAGAAAGGTAATAAGGCTCCTCGTAATGATCTGTTTGGCCCGACTGCTTGGGATATACTAGAAGCAGAAAACAGAGACCAACCACAAGTCTTTGGTTCTGCCTTTCCTAGACCCCCTTCTGGTAATAATGCTCCCAATGCTCCTACACCTGTATATCAAATTGGTCAAGAGGCTACTGATAGAGAAGGAAATGTAATAGTGTTTACAGAAAATGGTTGGGTTCCAAAATGAGTGGGGTTTTTGAACTCCCAGAGGGATTTACTGTTACCCCTATTCAACCTAATCAACCAGAACCTTCAATGGAACTTCCTGAAGGTTTTACTGTTGACCCTGTCCAACCTACTTCTTCACAACTTCCTGAAGGCTTTACACTTACACCAACTCAACCTCTTGATGTTACTACCCTTGAAAAAGGTACTTACACTGAGGACGATCTAGTAGGTGATAAATATTATGGCACCGTGTCTGAGTACATGAAGAACCGCTATAATATTGAAGAGGGTGACAACTACAACAGAGAAGATATAACTCGTATGTTTATGAACAACATGCGGGGTTTTGCTGGTGGTAACACTACACGTGCTGTATCTGAGGTTGCATATCTTAACAGTCTTGATGATGAACAACTGGGTAAAGTAGGAGAAGCATATACTCTGTTTGAAGGTATGGCTAATCTTTATAGTGATGAGACTAGCTTTGGTGAAGCTGCTGGTGGTACTTGGGACTATGTTCGTTCCTTCCTTGCAGACCCAGTAAACTTAGTAAGTCTTGGTGTGGGTAAACTTTTTGCTAGTGGTGGCATGAAAGCTGGTACTAAGGCTGCACAGATCATGGCTAAAGAAGCTATGAAAAGACAACTTGCAAAAGGTGCTACTAAGAAAGCTGCAGAAGAAACTGCTAAAAAAGTTTTTGCTAGACAGTCTGGACGTATCAGTGCAGAAGCTGCTAAACGTCTTGCTAAAAAAGAGGGTAAGAAGTCAGTAGTAAGAGAAGTAGCTGGTACGGTAGCAGTAGATACTGTACAAGCCATAGGAACTACATACGCTTACGAAAACAGTTTAGTACGTACTGATGTACAGGAGGAGATTAATCCCTACTCCTTGGGCTTTGCTGCCCTTGGTACTATTGTTTTAGGTGGTGCTGTAGGTGCCGCTACTTTAGGGAGAGGTTCAGGAGACTTTTTAGGAACAGAAGCTTTAGGTTTAGCTACTAATGTGGAAGTAAATAAAACCCCACTTCTTAGTATGACTGATATGTTTGGGTTTAATTTTTCTGCTGGTGATGAAGTAATAAAAAAAGGTCCGGGAAAAGCTGACGTAGATAGTGCGATAGTAGAAACACCTAGGGGTTCTGTTCTTGGATTTGAAGATGGTAAGGTTGTTGTTCAATTTCCAGATGGAGAAGTTCAATATCTTAACAGGTCAAACTTAAGACTAGCTGACAATGAGGCTACAGGTGGCAATGAAGGTGTACTTCGTAGCTGGAAGAAACTTGTAAGTGAGGGACGAAAAACAAACCTAAGAGAAAAAGGTAAGGTTCAAGAGGTAGATGAAGCTTTTATTGGACCTATTAAGCCACCTAAACTAGAGGAGCTTGATGATCAGTTCTTTACTAAAATGTTGCTTGGAGATACTAATCTAGGCATCAGAGGAATAGTAGAGGCAATGTCAGAGCAGGGCTATGTCTTTCGTAGGAGAGGTAAGAATGACACCATTAGTAAATTTATTTTGGATGCTTTGGTTAGTACCAAAAGACACAAGTTTGCTGGTGATGTGGGAGAAGAAGAATTTGAGAATGTAGCAGCAAAATATATTTCAGACTTTAAAAAAGCTACAGGTGTTACTCAAGTAACTATTAAAAGTGACAAAGATGGTACAAGTAAAGTTGCTCAAATTAATATGGATAACTTTGCAGAATTATTTGCAGCTAAAATTAGTGATGCTGCAACACTTCAGTCTGCACTATCAAGAGCCGCAAAAGAACTAGGTCTGAATGAAGCAGATGCAAAGAATATAAAACTTGATGATTTGGCTGGAATTAAAAGGTATGGTATTGATACGTCACAACCTGAACAATTAAACAAGTTTCAAAAGTTTGTAGAACAATACGTAGGTGAAGGTGTAAGGGCTAACCAAAACAGGATTATTAGGTTATTGGTATCTAATCCTTCTACTTCTGCTTTAAACTTAGTTGGTTGGGGTGCTGCTACTTCAATGAACTCTGCTGCTGATATGGGTGTGGCACTTATGCAACTACCTCTGGCTGGTATGTATAGGGTTATTGGTAATCAAAAGAAATCACAAGAAGCAATGCATGTAGCCAGTTCTCTAGCTAGAGCTAATCGTCAACGAGTAAGAAACTTGCTTGACCCTAACATGACATATGATGCATTTAAAGCTATTGCAGTAAAAAACCCAAAACTGCTAAAAGAGTTATCTGAAACACTAAGCGGAGGAGTAGATACAGGAAAGGCATCTACATTTAATCCTAATCAGACAGCATACGGACGTTTTGCTGATGAAACAGTTGATGTAATACAAGGAATTACTTTTGTTACAGCTCAAGATGCTATTACTAAATCTCAAGAGTTTACTTATCAACTAGATAAAGTACTAAGAATTAACTTTAAAAAAAGTTGGAGTGATTTTTTTAATGATGAGATGGCTGGATCAGCAATGAAGAGCCAAAAGTTTGCAGATGCTGTTGCTACTGCCGTAGTAGAGACTCAGAAGGCCACTTATTCTAAGTCTTATGAAAGTCTAGGTCTTATACCAAAAACTATTGAACAAGCACGTAATGTTCCCGGACTTGGTTTATTGGTTCCTTTTGGTCGTTTCTTTAACAACACAGTAAACTTTATGGTAGAGTCATCTGGTGGTGCGCTTGTACTCAAGGCAGCTACTGGTAAAGTGTATAAGGAAAAAACAGCTAAAGAGTTAGCAGTAAGAGCAGCTATTGGTTGGGGTACAATGTATGCTTTATCTGATAACGAGAAGTTTAACAGGGACGAAGGCCTAGCTTGGGATCAGAAGAGAGACAGATTTGGTGCTGTAGTAACTGATAAATATGATTTTCCTCTTTCTCATCTTAAGGCAGGTGCTAGGATTATGTCCTACTATACACATGGTGGAGAAGTATCTACAGAAGAAGTTGCTCAAATTGCAGAGACAGTTGGACTAGGAGCTATTACACGTCAGCTTAACCAGACGGTAGACGGGCTTGGAAGTACTCTTGCTGCTGCTATTGCGGGAGATGTATCAGCTATTAAAGAACTACAAAAGGTTGGTATTAAAATGGGTAGCCAAGCTATATCAGGCACCACTAGATTTCTAGACCCAGTTAATCAAATAGTAGGATTAGCCAGAGGATCAGACTATGTAGCTATTGATAGAAGAGACAATAATAGGTTTGTAAATGATAGCTTTCGTTACATGGATCAAATAATCGGTTCCATAGGAGGAGACTTAGCACCTCAAAGATATAGAGCAGCAGTAGGTAAAGAGATTCAAGATGCTGGTAAGATTATTGGCACAAGAGAAGTAAAAGTATCTAACCTGTCAAAAATAATGAACATGATAGGAAGAGCAGATTTTAAAGCTGACATGGCTCTTTATCAAAGTGGTTCTGCTAAAGGTAGCAACAGGTACGCAGAAATGTTTAATACATTTGGAGAGTATGGAGCTGCTAGACTTTTAAAGTCTGGTGTAATGAAAGACAAGTCTTTAGAAGAAAAACAAGAGCGTGTTAAAGAAGTCTTGCAAAGAGCTAAAGCCCTTACAAAAGAATTTATGGAAATTGGTGCTGACGAAGCTAATGATAGAGTCTTGGCTAAAATGATAAAAATGGTTGGTACTAGAGGTGGTATTAAAAAACTTGATGCAGCATTAAGAGACATGGGAATAGACATGGAGTTTGCTGACTTTGCGGACATAGAAACGACTACAGAAGCCTTACAGCAACTGGGTAATTTAGATGCGTTTTTAGAAGCTAAAGAGTTTAAGCTAGATAACCTACTGCCCTACTAACTTTCGTCATCTAACATAAAGTCTGCCCACTCGTATGCTGTACGCTTTACCTCAGTCATATTTAAAGCCCCTCTACTACTTGAAAGTATTCCAGCAAGAGCTTGTCCTGCTAGATACCTTCGGGAAGTGAGGGGCTTAAGTGTTCTAGGTGTACGTTTTTTGTTAGCGTATTTCTTGGCTTCTTCGGCTAAGTTTTTTTGACTCAATGTTCTTTACCTTATCTAAATTAAGGAAGTAGGCTTTGTTAAAACCATACTCCCAATCTCTATTATCTTTAGAATTTTTACGGTAAGGATTAGAAATATTACCTACCGTAAAGTCACGTCTACCTCGTTCGTATGGCTTCACTTATGTACCTCTTTCATAGCTTCTCTCATTCTCTGCATGTACCAGTCAGCCTTATCCATATCTTCCACAGGATTTTGTTTGTACCTGTGACGGTGTTGGTATTTAATCATGTTGCCATGACAGTATGCGATAAAACCTTCAATACCTAATACCTGTCTAATGTAATCAATACATTCTATTTCTCCTGTGTTGTAGTGTAAGGGTTTACTTACAGGATTAAAGTTATCTTTTGGTAAAGTCCACTTAGTCATTTTTTTTCTCTCTCTCTGCTAACTTCAATTATATGAATACATGATTCGCTAAGGATTGTCAATAGTTATTTAATCACTCTTTACATTTCAATTAGAGTTGCGAGATGATTGAGGGCTTTTGACCGAGCCTTCATTTCATTCAGTGTCATTAGAACTAGATTAGTAGTTGTCAGGCTATTACCCTTAGACCAAACAGCATACATATCATCTAACTCATATTCGCCCTGAGAAGAATACACCAGTACAGACATTGGTTGAGCGACATACCCAACTCCTTGATACTTAGTGCCACACGCTTCAATGCTATACCACATTTTGTTATTTTCGGTCATGGTGGTTTCAACGCAACTATATCATATGTGGATTTGTTTGTCAATGTCTATACACCTTTATCTACATTAAAGGGAAATGAAGTACATTTACTCATTGCCTCTG